GAAAAGGAAAGAATGCAAATGGAACAAGGTTTAAGAGCATTTAAAAAAATGTACAAAGATTCAGAATACGAAAGAAAACAAAACTATGAAAATTAAAAATTTTATGAATTATGGTCAATTTGAAAAAGACCATGAGAACGATTTTGGCCCTAGCCAAACAATACCAGACCAAACAATGTCAATCAGAGAATTGGTAAGAAGATATGCGAGCGGTTTACCACTCGGAGGTAGTAAAGAACCAATTTACGAAGGTGAAGATGGTGACGGAGTGGATCCGCGCAGACTCGATTTAGCCGAACGTCAAGAACTTGAAATAGCTGCTCGTCAAGAACTTGAAGAAATCGAAAAGCGATTAAAGAGCACAAGAATAACAACTGAACAAAAGTTGTCAAAAAAGGATATTGAAGATATCCAATCACAAGATGTGGAACATCTTGATTAACAGAGTAAAACGGCTGTGCAAACTTGTTTGCATGGCTGTTTTAATCAAGACAAGCGTAGCGCGTCAGTAATAAGCACTAATACTCTTGATATATTAGTGCTTATTGACACCAAAGAGTTATATTTGGAAAGTGAGTTAGGCAGAAGGAGGTACGACGCACAACGAAATGAACAAAAACAAATAGACGATAGTGTCAAAAAAAAACAAAAAAAACAAAAAGTATGGGATTATCACCAGACGCATGGGCAAGTATAGGAACAACCCTATTTAATAACGTTTCAACGTTATACGCAAACCAACAAAACAGAAATTGGGCTTTACAAGATTGGGAAAGACAAAACAGATTTAATGCCCCAAAACAACAGATGCAAAGATTTAAGGAAGCGGGACTAAACCCGAACCTTATATATACACAAAGGAATGAAGCACCTGCAGTAAGAAGTACAGATTATGTAGCACCACAAGCACCTGATTTTCAGGGTATACTATCAAAAAGTGCACAAATAAAATTACAAGACCAACAATTAGCGAATGCTCAATTACAAAATGATGCTATTAAGGCTCAAATTAATAAAACAAATGCAGACGCTTTATATGTAGCAAGTAATACTAAATTTAAAGATTTAGATACAGAAAGATTAAGAGGTATTTTACCTGGATTAGTAGAAGGCGTACAATTACGTAATATGTCTATGAAAGAAGATATAGCTAATAAGTCAGCGGATACAAAAAATAAAATTGCACAATTGCCAATTTTAGAGAAACAAAAGGATAAATTAGGATATGAGATTGATAGATTATTTAGAACAAACGCTTTTATAGAAAAAAGTGCAAACGCTCAACTAGCAATACAAAAGGCTATGGAGGCATCCATAAGAGTAGCAACAGATTTAAATAGAAAGAAAATTGTTACAGAAGATTTTAATCAAGAGGCTATAATGACTCAAATAAGAAACGCTGCAAAAAATGCTTATCAAAACCAAGATACAGACGTTGATATGGATTGGATTAAAACCATTACAACTATTGCAGGAACACTATTACCATATAATATGGGTAAGATATTACCAAGATTTAATCCACCAAAATAATGAGATTATATACACAAGACCAAATTTTAAGGTTAATAAAATTATATAATACGGCAGACATGTCCGAAAAAGAGTTACTTAAAAAGTACGTAGAACAGGCATTATACAAATATTTTAATAACAAACTAAAAACAAAAACATGCGAAGAAGGAGCTATCGCCGAACATCTCGAAAGGGCAGTTATGGCAAACGACGTAAAGTAAGCCGTACATATTATGTATCACGCGGCGGAATTCGACTATAACAAATGGGGGTTAGTCACCCCCTATTTAAAAAATTAAAACAAAATAAAAATGGGAAAAAATTTATTCAATTCCATTAAACTTGAAAGACCAAAAAAGAATGTCTTTGACCTCACGCATGACGTGAAATTATCAGCAGATATGGGTAATTTAACCCCTATTTTAACATTAGAATGTGTACCAGGTGATAAATTTGAAATAGGGTGCGAATCTCTTATAAGATTCAGTCCTCTTATTGCTCCTGTAATGCACAGAATGGATGTTAGTATGCATTATTTCTTTGTACCCAATCGAATTTTATGGGATAATTGGGAAAAGTTTATTACAGATGCAAATAGTGGTGCAGTAATGCCATATATTGCCTCAAGACAATTTGAGGACAGATTTAAACCTGCCAACCCAACATCTGCATTAACTGCAGATTATTTAGGAGTTCCACCACCACCTGATTTTTCTACAAATACAGAAATAAATGCATTACCTTTTGCTGCTTATCAATGTATATATAATGAATATTATAGAGACCAAAATTTAATTGCACCTGTTAATTATAAATTAATAGATGGTGATAATACTACATCAACACCTCGTGTAAGAGAATTAACAGATTTACGTAAACGAGCATGGGAACATGATTATTTTACTGCATCATTACCTTTTGCACAAAAAGGAGCTGCAGTCGATATACCTTTAGGAGAAATTTCAGGTGACGCTTTAGTAAAAACAAGTGGAACAACAACAACTTTAACAGGTTCACCAAATAGTATCACAGTACCAAATGCCACAAGTACTCCGCCTTATGCACCAAATCAATTATTTGCTGAAACAGATGGTTTAGAATTACAACCTACAACAATTAACGATTTAAGACGTGCATTTAGATTACAAGAATGGTTAGAAAAGAACGCAAGAGGTGGTACACGCTATATTGAAAGTATTTTAACACATTTTGGTGTTAAGTCAAGCGATAAGCGTTTACAAAGACCAGAATATATTACAGGAGTAAAATCACCTGTTATAATTAGTGAAATTGTAAATACAACTGGACAAGTTAATCAACCTGGACAGGATGCAGGTTTACCACAAGGTAATATGGCAGGACATGGAATGTCAGTTAGTTCAGGTCGTTCAGGTTCTTATTATTGTGAAGAACATGGATATATAATTGGTATTATGTCAGTAATGCCTAAAACTGCTTACCAACAGGGTATACCTAAAACATTCCTTAAAAATGATACATTAGATTATTACTGGCCATCATTTGCACATATTGGTGAACAACCTGTTACAAACAATGAACTATATGCATATACTGCTACAGGTCAAGATACATTTGGATATGTACCACGTTATAGTGAATATAAGTTTATGCCAAGTAGAGTTGCTGGAGATTTTCGTACTAACTTAGATTATTGGCATTTGGGTAGAATATTTAATTCACAACCTTCACTAAGTGCATCATTTGTAGAGTGTGAACCTACAAAACGTGTTTTTGCAGTTACAGGACAAGATCAATCTTTATATTGCCATGTATTAAACAAAATTAAAGCAATAAGACCTATGCCAAAATTTGGTACACCAATGTTTTAATCATGAGTACAAGATGTATAACACCTTTTTACAAAAAAGAACTTATAAGAGGAGAATACATGCCTTTACCATGTGGTAAATGTCCCCCATGTAAAAAACGACGTACAAGTGGATGGTCGTTTAGATTAGTAAAAGAAGGAGAGCGGAGTACATCCGCTCTCTTTATAACATTAACCTATGATACTGAATATGTACCAATAACAAAAAATGGATTTATGAATCTTGATTTACAAGATTTACAAAAATTTTTTAAACGATTAAGAAAAAAAACACATGAAAAACTCAAATACTATGCAGTTGGGGAATATGGAAGTCAAAAAAAGCGACCACATTATCATATCATTCTTTTTAATGCTAATAAAGAACATATTTTGGATGCTTGGACTATTAATAGTAAGCCTATTGGCAGTTGTCATATTGGCAATGTTAGTTCTGCCAGTATCGGTTATACGTTAAAATATATGTGTAAAGAATCAAAAATACCAATCCATCAAAATGATGATAGAAAAAAGGAATTTGCAGTTATGTCAAAAGGATTAGGTAAAAATTATATGTCTGATGCCATGATAAAATGGCATAAAAATGATTTACTTAACCGAATGTATGTACCAATTGAAGATGGTAAAAAGATAGCCATGCCACGATATTTTAAAGATAAAATATATACAGAAATAGAAAAGGATAAAATTAATGAACACATGGTTAAAATAGGTGAATTAGAAGATGAAAAAATGTTACAATTTTATGGTTCAGTATATGAAAAGGAAAGAATGCAAATGGAACAAGGTTTAAGAGCATTTAAAAAAATGTACAAAGATTCAGAATACGAAAGAAAACAAAACTATGAAAATTAAAAATTTTATGAATTATGGTCAATTTGAAAATGACCATGAGAACAATTTCGGCCCTAGCCAAACAATTCCAGACCAAACAATGTCAATAAGAGAATTGGTAAGAAGATATGCGAGCGGTTTACCACTCGGAGGTAGTAAAGAACCTATTTACGAAGGTGAAGACGGCGACGGAGTGGATCCTCGCAGACTCGATTTAGCTGAACGTCAAGAACTTGAAATAGCTGCTCGTCAAGAACTTGAAGAAATCGAAAAGCGTTTAAAGAGCACAAGAATAACAACTGAACAAAAGTTGTCAAAAAAGGATATAGAAGATATCCAATCACAAGATGTTGAAAACATCTAAAAACAGAGTAAAACGGCTGTGCAAACTTGTTTGCATGGCTGTTTTAATCAAGACAAGCGCAGCGCGTCAGTAATAAGCACTAATACTCTTGATATATTAGTGCTTATTGACACTAAAGATGTATATTTGGAAAGTGAATAAGGACAAGGAGGTACGACGCGAACGATTGAACAAAACAAAAAAATACATATTGTGTCAAAAAACAAAAAAAAGCGAATATTATGAGCATATGGAGTAGCCTAGCCACTTGGGCAAAAAGTGGCGCCCCATCAAGTAGTTCAGTATTAAATACTGGACTTACAATGTTAACAAACTATCAAAATAGACAAAACGCATTAAAAGATCAACAAAGGTTGAATTTATATAATTCACCTCAACAACAAATGCAAAGATTTAAGGAAGCGGGACTTAATCCGAACCTTATATATAAACAACAAAATTTAGGAGAACCAGTACGAAGTACTGATTTTGTAGCTCCTAAAATAGACGAAACTCAGTTAGATGTATTAGGAAAATCAACTAATATTACTAATCGTAATTTAGAACAACGCAGTTTAATGTTGAGAAACGATAACCAACAATTACAAAATGAGATTTTAGAATTACAAAAAAATGATTTAGCTGATAAATATTTTTATCAAAATGAAGCTGCAAAAGCTGCAAGAGATAATGCTTTTGAAGGTGTAAACCTTAAAAGACAAGAAAGAAGCCAAAAAGATATTACAAATCCTTTAGAAGTGGATAGATTAAAAAAGCAAAATCAATATATTGATGAACAAATTAGAGCTTTAGCAAGAAATACCGATTTTCAACAATTAACGTCAGAAACACAAAAAAAGATTGCTGAACAAACTTATTTAAATCTAGTATCTACTGGAGAAAGTATAAAAACTAATACTGGTTTAAATATGTTTAAACAAAAAATGAACGAATCATTAGATAAATTAAATTTAGGTTCTGGAGTAGCACAGGATATAATAAAAATATTAATATCTAAATTATTACCATAATGAGATTATATACACAAGACCAAATATTAAGGTTAATAAAATTATATAATACGGCAGACATGTCCGAAAAAGAGTTACTTAAAAAGTACGTAGAACAGGCATTATACAAATATTTTAATAACAAACTAAAAACAAAAACATGCGAAGAAGGAG